TGCGCGACGAGATCAAGGCGCGCATCGAGGCCAGGGGAAAGCAGATCTGGCCCGAGGGCGTGCGGCCCGACTTCGATGCCGCTCACATCTACAAGGTGGCGATCTACACGCCCGAGTTCATCCGCGTCATGGAGCGCCTGGGCTACCGGGTCGACGGCCTGGGCTTCTCCCGCGCCGTGGTTCAGCGGCTGAACGCATGAGCCTGGCCAACCTGTCGCTGATCCCGGCGCCGCTCCGCCGCCGGATCGCGCTGGTCAAGGCCTACAAGGACGTCTTCGGCTCGGTTGACGGCCAGGTCGTGCTGAAAGACCTGATCGCCCGCGCCGGCCTCCTCGAGGCCGAGCCCGGAAAGTTCCCGGCCGGCCGGCGCTCGATCGTGCTCGAGATCCTCCAGCAGCTGCGCTTCGACGAGACCGCCCTGATGGCGCTGGCGGCCGAGCGTCTGGACGAGACGGGGGATCAGGCGTAAACCGCAACCTATAGAGGTTCCATGGCCGACGAAGGCACATCATCAGCCACACCAGCACCGAACGGCGCTGCACCCCCTGCGCCGCCGTCGAGCGGTTCTGAATGGACGTCTTCGCTGCCGGCCGACGTCCGGGGCCACGCCTCGCTCAGCGACGTCAAGGACGTCGGCGACCTCGCCACCCGGTACGTGAAGCTCAACAAGCCGTTCGCCGAGCAATTGCCCGAAAAGATCAGGGGCGAGGCGGCCTTCAAGGACATCAAGAACCTCGAGGGCCTGGCCGACTCCTACTACAACGCCCAGAAGATGATCGGCGTGCCCAAGGACCAGCTGCTCAGGCTGCCGACCTCGGACAAGCCGGATGACTGGGCGCCGGTCTACAACCGCCTGGGGCGGCCGGAGAAGCCCGACGGCTACACCCTCAAGGTGCCCGAGGGCTTCCCGCCGGCCGAGAAGGAGTACGCCGAGTCGGTGATGGCCGCCGCGCACGGGGCGGGTCTCAGCCAGAAGCAGTTCGAGACCATGACGGGCTGGCTCTACCAGCGGGCCGGCGCGGCGCTGGCGGCCAAGCAGGCGAGTGCCGACGGGGCCAAGGCGCAGGCCATCACGACGCTCAAGACCGAATGGGGCCAGGCCTTCGACACCAAGGTCGAGCAGGCCCGCTCGGCGATGCTCTACTACGCCGACAAGGCCGGCATCAGCGCCGACGTGAAGAAGGCGATGGACGAGACCGGGGCGGGCGACCACCCGGCGTTCGTCAAGCTGTTCAACTACATGGGGGTCAACCTTCACGAGGACGGTGTGCTGACCGGCAAGGCGTTCGGCGAATCCGCGCTCAAGTCTCCGGTCGAGGCCCAGCAGCAGATCAACGCGCTGAAGGGCGACAGCCAGTTCATGAAGAGCTACCTCAACCCCAACAAGCGCGACCCCGGCCACATCGAGGCGGTGGCCAAGATGGAAGCGCTCTACAAGCTCGCCTTCCCCGACCAGGGGCAGGCCGCGTAATTCCGGGCGTTAGCGGGGAGCCTACAGCATAGGTCCGCAAACCCCACCGCCGGGCGGGCGGTAAGCGCCAAGGCCAGGGTCCTCGCCAGAGGGTAGCTCGAGCCGATGTCACGCAACACATCGGGAGCATCCCAGCTATGTCCTTCACGGTCACTGACGCCTTCGTCCAGCAATTCAGCGGGAACGTGGCGTACTTGGCGCAGCAGGTGGAATCACGCTTCAGGGGCAAAGTCCTCGAGGACATGATCACCGGCGAGAGCGCTTACATGGAACAGGTGGCGCCGTCGGCCGCCCAGAAGATCACGAGCCGGCATTCCGACTCGCCGATCATGAACACCCAGCATCTGCGGCGCCGTCTCGCGCCCTACGATTACGGCTGGGGCGATCTCGTCGACAACCTCGACAAGGTCAAGCTGCTGATCGATCCGACCAGCACCTACGCCCGCACCGGCGCGATGGCGATGAACCGCGGCCAGGACGACGAGATCATCACCGCCTTCTTCGGCACCGCCTACACCGGCCATTCGGGCGGCACGGTGCTGACCTGGCCGAACGGCAACTCCGAATCGGTGCCGACGCAGCCCGGCGGCACGGTGGTCGCGGTCAACGACTGGGCCTACGGCAACGGCTCGGGCAACTCCGGCCTCACCATCTCCAAGCTGGTGTCGGCGTCGGTCGCGCTCGATGCCGCCGAGGGCGACGAGGGCGAGGACCGCTACTGCGCCATCAAGGCGATCCAGAAGGGCAACCTGCTGGCGACGACGGAAGCGACGCTGAAGGAGTTCGGCGTGGCCAAGGACGACCTGGCCCCGCTGCGCGACGGCAAGATCGCCTTCATCCTGGGCTTCCAGCTGATCCATTCGGAGCGGCTGCAGGCCAACGCTTCGTCGCAGTGGCGCATCCCGGCATGGCGCAAGTCGGCGATGGGGCTCGGCGTCAACAAGGACATCGCGGCGCAGATGGCACCCCGCCCCGACAAGCGGTTCTCCATGTACGTCTACCTCGACATGTCCATCGGTGCGACACGCTTGGAAGAGTCCAAGCTGGTCGAAATCGTCTGCGCATAAGGGAGGTCAGACACATGGCAATTGCAATTCAGGCCGGGACCAACATGGCGATGATCCTCGCCAACACCGGCGGCAACCTGCAGACCCTGCCGGACCAGCGGGTCGGCGCCAAGACGCACGTCTGGACCGAGCGCATCACGCTCGCCGCCCAGGCCTCGGGCGTCAACATCCCGGTGGCCCGCATCCCCTACGGCAGCGCTCTGCTCGACATCATGGTCACCGGCTCGGTGTCGCTCGGCTCGGCGACGCTCGCCTTCGGTGACATGAACAACGTCGCCCGGTTCTCGGCCGCCGCCGTCAACACCGGGGTCGACGCCTCGGCCCACAAGCTCAACTCGGCCTCGGCCGGGGCGCTGCTCACCACCTGCTACGACTATCTCGGGGTCGCCAGCCAGGCCTACGAGGACGTCATCATGACGGTCGCGGCGGCGGCGCTGCCGGGCTCCGGCACGCTGGTCGTCAGCGTCTACTACCAGGACTACGGCGTTTAGCAGCCTTCTCCTTTTGAGGGGGCGTAACTGCGGCCGGGGTCCTCACAGGCTCCGGCCTTTTTTCGGAGGGCCGGCATGGCGCAGGGCGACAGTGCGATCTCGGTGGCCAACATCGCGCTCACCTCGCTCGGCGAGAAGCCGATCACGGTGCTCTCCGAGAACAACAAGAACGCCACGCTTGTCCATGCCCGGATCGACGATGTCCGGCGCTTCGTGCTGCGCTCCCATCCGTGGCGCTGCGCCAAACGGCAGGCCCGGCTGGCCGCCTCGCCGGATGCGCCGCTCTTCAAGTGGACGTCGAAGTATCCGCTGCCGGCCGACTTCCTCCGCTTCTACAACGAGGACGACATGACCGAGTACATGGGTGCCTGGGAGGTCATGGACGGCCACATCTACACCCAGCGCCAGGGCGCGCTGCCCTGCGAGTACATCTACGACCTGCAGGACTACACGGTGATGGATGCCGGCATGATCCACGTCATCGCCTACCACCTGGCGAGCGAGGTCGGCCTGCCGATCACCCAGAACCCGAGCCGCGTCGAACTGGCGCTCAGGACCATGAGCGGCAAGCTCGAGCTCGCACGCTTCATCAACGCCCAGGAAGCCAGCCCCAAGGAATGGGACGTCGACGTCCTGCTGTGGGCCAGGAACTAGCGCGTGCGTCAGGATCTCGAACTCACGTCGTTCACCAAGGGCGAACTGTCGCCCCGCCTGCGCGGGCGCACCGACTACGAGGGCTACTTCAACGGCTGCGAGACCTTGCTCAACATGGTGGTGATGCTGCAGGGCGGCGTCACCCGGCGGCCCGGCACGCTGTTCTCCGACTACAGCAAGTTTCAGACCGACGACGCCAACGGCAAGGCCAAGCTGATCGCCTTCCAGTTCTCGGTGACCCAGGCCTACATGCTGGAGTTCGGCCACCTCTACATGCGGGTCTACAAGGACCGCTTCCCGGTCGACGCCGGTGGTGGCGTGACGGTCGAGATCGCCACGCCGTGGACGGCCGAGCAGGTATTCGAGCTCGGCCACGCCCAGTCGGCCGACGTGCTCTACATCACCCATCCCAAGCACCAGCCCCGGACCATCTCGCGGACCTCGCACACCTCGTGGTCGATCGCGCTGTTCCAGCCGATCGACGGGCCCTACATGGACAACGTCTCCGGCCAGGGCACCCTGACACTGGGCGGTGCGAGTGGCTCCGTTTCGATGACCTGGTCCTCGGCCGCCGGCATCAACAACGGCGCCGGCCTGTCGGCAAACGACATCGGCCGCTCGGTGCGCTTTTCCGACAGCGCCCATTGGTTCTATCTCACCATCACGGCGGTCGGCAGCGCCACCATCGCCACCGGCACGGTCATGCCCGGAGTCACCAACGGGGCTGCGGAACCGCCGATTGGCGGTCTCGGGCCGGGCACCGAGTGGCGCATGGGGGCGTGGTACACCGACAACTGGCCGTGGCTGGTGTCGTTCTGGCAGCAGCGCCTGTTCTTCGCCGCGACCAATATCCAGCCGTCGCGGGTCGATGGCTCGCAGACCAACGACTTCACCAACTTCGCGCCGACCCTGTCGGATGGCACGGTGGTCGACAACGCCGCGGTGTCGTGGATCATCGTCGACGACCAGGTCAACGCCGCGCGCTGGCTGGTGGCGGCGGGAAGTGCGCGCACGCCGCAACTGGCGATCGGCAACGACGGCTCCGAGCAGGTCGTGCAGGCCGGCGGGGCGGCCCAGGCGCTGACCCCGACCTCGGTGCAGGCCTTCCGCGAGACCAACATCGGCGGGCGCGCCTACTCGGCGGCGCTGCGGGTCAACAAGGCGGTGATCTTCGCGTCGTTCGGCGGGCGCAAGCTCTACGAATGGGCCTTCAACTGGCAGTCGGACGGCTACATCGGCGCCGACAAGTCGGTCGAGAGCGAGCACCTGACGCGCGGCGGCATCGTCGACCTCGCCTACCAGAAGCGGCCCTACTCCGTCATCTGGGCGGTCAAGGCCGACGGTGGCCTGGTCGGCCTGACCTACCTGCCCGAGCAGGCGGTCCAGGGCTGGCACCGCCATCGCCTGGGCGGCGACTACTACACCGGCCATCCGATCGTCGAATCGATTGCCTGCATCCCCTCGACCAACGCGACCTACGACGAACTGTGGCTGGTGGTGAAGCGCACGATCGACGGCGCCGTGCGCCGCACCGTCGAGGTCATGGACCGCTACTTCGACGACCAGCCGCAGGAGACGGCGGTCTTCATGGACCTCGCCGTGGCGTCCGACGGCGTCTTCCCGGCCGGCACGCTGGTGGCCGACAGCATGCGCAAGAGCGATGGCCTCGAGCAGGTCCCGATCACCTTCACCGTCACGGGCGCCACACCGTTCGTGGCCGGCGATGTCGGCTCGGTCATCCGCTACAACGACGGCATCGGCGTCATCACCGGCTTCACCTCGAGCACGGTGCTGGTCGGCCTGTGGTACAACTCGCCGGATAATCTCAAGCCCTCGCCGACCGGCGACTGGTCGCTGACGCCGCAGAACGACCACTACTCGGGGCTCGATCATCTCGAGGGCGAAGACGTCCAGATCCTGGGCGACGGCGCCGACTTCGGCGTCGAGACCGTTTCAGGCGGTGCCATCGACCTCGAGCCGAGCCGCGGCCAGGCCTCGTTCGTGGTCGCCGGGCTGCCGATCCGCTACCGCCTGGTCTCGATGCCGTGGGCGCCCCGCCAGGCGGCCGACAGCCAGGGCCACGTCAAGACCATCGCCGCGATCTGGCTGCGGCTCTACGATTCGCTGGGCTGCGACTTCGGCCGCCAGATCACCGACGAGTACACCGGCATCGAGAGCGACGAGCTCGACAGCCTGCCGACCCGCAACACGCTCGACGTGCTGGGGGCGCCGCCGCCGTTGCAGACCGGCATCTATCGCCTGCCGATGCCGGGCGGCCACGACCAGGAAGGCCAGATCGTCGTCGAGGGCCGAGGCCCGTACCCGACCACCGTGCTGTCGGTCCTCGCCACCGCCGACGTCGGCGAACTGCCGGGAGGCGGCTGATGGATGCCAGCACCATGACGGCCATCGCCAACATGGTCACCCAGGCGACCAGCACGATCGGCGCGGCGGCGACCCAGCAGACCAAGGGCGAGGTGGAGAGCCGGGCGGCCTCCTACAAGGCGGCTGGCGTCACCTTCCAGAGCGAGACCGCCGCGACGATCGGCGAGTACCGGGCGGACCTGACCGACTGGGCGGCCACCACCAACCGCAACTTCGCCCTGGCGCGGGCCGACCAGATCGAGACGACGGCCGAGGCCCAGGCCGCCCAGGTCAGGGCGAACGCCGAGGCTCAGGCCGACATCATCAACCGCTCGACCGCCCGCACCATGGGCCGGGCGACGGCGGCCTATGGCGCGGCCGGGGTGACCGGCGGCTCGTCGCTGTGGGTGCTGAACGACATCGCCACCGAGGGCGAATTGCAGTCCAACCTCGCGATCTACGGCGGCAAGGTCTCGGCCGACTGGACGATCTATGGCGCCAGGGTGCAGGCCGCCAACCTGCGCCAGCAGTCGGAGATCGACACCACGACGGCCCAGAGCCAGGCCACGATCTACCGGACGATGGCCGAGGCCGAGCGGCGGGCCGGCCAGATCGGCGCGGCGGCGCTCTATGCCGGCGGTGCGGCGGCCCAGACGGCGGCCAACATCCAGGCCGGGACGACGCTGATGACCGGGCTCGGCAAGGTGGCCTCGAGCGCCGGCGACCTGTTCGACAAGGGCTCGACGCCCGCGACCAAGCCGACGCCGCTCAATCCGGCGGTGATGCCGAGCACAAGCTCGATCGATAAAGCAATCGGGACGAATTACTGATGGCCGTCATCCCGCAGATCGTCACCTCGCCCGGCGCGGTTCCCGGGGCCCCGTCGGCGCCGTCCGGCGGCGGCGTGCCGCGGGCCTCTTCGCAGATGGACGTGCGGGCGCCGTCCGACCCCTCGGCCGCCCAGGTGGCGGGCGCGGGCATTGAGGCCGGCGCCCTGGAGTCGACGTCGCGCTCGGCCGAGAAGATGGCCGCCTACGGCGAGCAGTTCGCCGAGAAGTACGTCACCGCCAAACTCAACATCGACGCCGCC